GGGCTATGGACCAATATAGGAAGTGGAAAAATCCTGAGTACCAGGAAGAGAGTGAATTCCTCAAAGAAGTGGAGGAATGGTTAGACAAAGCTAACCTGTGTACAAAAGGGATTATAGAGCCAGCGTATTTGGCCAATCCGAAGATTGGATTGTGGTATCAAGCTATAAAGACACAAGGATTCGCTATTAGAGCAAAGATGTCAAGATTGATTTCACATTTATCGATTAAAGTAGCAGTTGAAGCAGCATGGCGTCAAGTTATGTCTGTTTCAAATGTGATGGATGCACTGATGAAATTCCAGTGCGGGAGATATGAACCACTCCACATTCAAATATATGGTGCACCCGGGATTGGCAAAACCAATGTCCAATCCGGATTAATAAATGAAATAGCACCACATATAACATCTAATTTGAATGCTTATCCTATAAATGATAAATTGGAATATCTGGATAACTATTGCGGACAAGAGATAGCAACATGGGACGACACCCATCTTGAAAGAGATGATGAGAATTATATCGCAAAGATTTTGCTGTTGAGTGGGGGATCAGTTATCCTACCTATGGCAGATCTAGCTGACAAAGGAAAGCCTATTGATTTTAAATTTGTGCTTTCTAATACTAATGTCCCATTTCCAACATTTACCAACGTGTCAGAGAATAGAGCTTTGTGGAGACGAAGGATCTTGATAAAAGCTGAAGTAAATCCTGGAAAATATGAAAATCCTGAAGAAACAACAGGAACATCAAATAAATACCTTCAAAACTTGTTATTCACAGTTTTGGATCCAACAAATGAGTCGATAGCACCATTAAATCGCTCATTAACAGGTCTTGTTTGGAAAGATCTCATCAAGTATTTGACTGTTATTGCCAAAAGGCATGATATAGTTGAACAGAAGAGAGCTCAAGAACAAGGCACGTTAAATATGAGGCGTGCTATGGAACAATTTAAAGAGACTTGGACCAAAATTTTAGCTGAAACATTACCACCTAGTAGCAAGCAAATGAGAGTCATGGGTAAGCTATATGAAGACTTAGCTATCGAATTGCATACAGTATCGACCAATACATCAGGTCACGCTGCTGCTGCTGTTTTGATAAATGAATTTGGTGTATCAGTACCAGAACCCAGGATGGATGAATATGATCCTTGGTTTTCCACATTCGCGAGTGGGATGTCGCCAACCCGCCATTATAATAGAGATATGGAGAGGTATGTTACAGCCGATATAATGGACGGAGAATTAGAGGCAGA